CGTCAACCGAAGTAAAAGCCCCTTGGGTTCAAGATAATCTTGAAACCATCGAGGGTTTACTTGGGTGCGACTGGAGCAGTCTAGCAACTGAATACCCTAGTGGAATTCCACAGGTTATTTCAGAAGCTATCGATACATCTATCTTTCAGAAGGGCCTTCGTTTATGTGATACGGAGATAAAAATTTCCGAATCAAAAACGGCGGTCCCCTTGTGGCGAATTGCGATCCCTGATCAAATTGACAAGGACTTGCGCAATCGGCAACAAAAGGGGATTAGGAGAGCCGTTGCTGCCGGTTATAAAACCGACAGGATCGAAGTCTCCCCTAGTTCCTTCTGGAAAGTAGTACAAGCAATTTTAGATCTCATCCAGGATTTATCCTGTCTGAAGCTAAATTCTGAGCATCAACCGAGCTTCGCCCCTAGCGGAGGAAACATGTATGACCTGATTCGAGTAAACTCGGAGCAGCCGTACGGATCCTCTGGAAGAAGAATGTGGACACGTTTTGTGAAAACATTTTTCTGCAAGGGACATAAGTTCGGCCCTATCGAACAGTTCGTAGCTGCAGTGCATTTAAATACACTACAGTTCACGGACCTGTCGAAGGGCTTCTGGCAAAGGCCGAGAGCATCTGCTGGATTGATATTGCTTGCAATCATCAACCCTGACAGAACCTCGAAGTCTTTCAAGAAGTTTACCAGCACAGTTGAGGATGAACTCTTTGAGTACATTGGGGAAGACCCCAGTACACCCGAAGAAATCGATCCTGTTACTGAGATCGTCCTAAAGGACTATTTCAGTTCGACGTGCTTTGACACAATTCGTTTGAAAAAGATCTCGGAAGAGGAAGAGTACGAAAGCACCCTAAGGTGGATCGAATGCTTCTGTCCCTCCCGGAATCTACCAAAACCAGATGACGTCTCGGTGGCGGACGTATACGAGGAATACCTCGGATACCTTACCACCCGGACACACATCGGGGAACGTGTCACAGAAACCCAAGTAGAAGAATTCGTAAATGGACCAGATGGTCAATTCACCGAAGACTTTCTATCTAGGGTTATTGCAGGCCAGATTTTGAACAAGGGTCTCAAGCACGCCCACGGCGTGGGTCCCGTACTAAACGGGACGAGTACCCCTATCGAAAAAATTTCTACTAGCGCGACTCTACAGTTTACAAGAAAACACTGGGGTCACTACGGCGAAATCGCCGTCGTGGTCAAAGAGTTTCTTATGGAGCCGATATCTAAGGTCTTTCCCTTCCTCTGCGAGGACGTTGACGGAAACTATGTTTGCGACGACTACGGGACAAAACTTTGTTACTCGGTCCATAAGGATTTATCAGTTTGGCAAATTGCTTACCTGATTGATCCTTGCTGTCATGAGAGAGACAAGCTTTTCCTCCCCAACCCCAACGTGTATGGATCGATTTACGGCCTGGACCAAAGGTTCGGGTCGCTTATCTTCCTATACGGTGCCTACACATGTCGCCCGTGGATCGAATCCATGGACAAGTTTGTAGAAGGAGGGGGAAAAATCAATACAGAACAGGACGTTGATCGTCTCGTCAGTGCAGGCATCTTAGAGATACCAGCAATGCGAACGGTTCCTGTTCTAGAACCAGGAGGAAAGGTGAGATGGGTCTCTGCGTCGTCTGGAGCACTTACGTACTTCCAGATCGCATTCGCAGAAAACCTCCGCGACCTCTACACAAATGTAGACGGTGCGCGAGTAGGTCTTGCGTCTGACCACCACCTTTTCAGGTTTGAGCAATCGTTTGCGTCGCATTCTCTTGACAAG